CAACACGGCAACCCATATCGACACAATCCTTGGCGATGAGCCAGCAAAGAAGTATTACGACCAAATGCAATGGCAAATGGCGTGTACGAACAGAAGTTGGTGCGACTTCGTGAGTTTCGACCCACGAATGCCTGAACACCTACAACTGTTCATCAAAAGAATCGAGCGCAATGATATGTATATTGCAGAACTCGAACAAGAGGTTATCCAGTTTCTTTCAGAAGTGGATGACAAAGTTAAAAAACTCAATGAAATAAAGGTTTAAACATGGAACAGCGTGATAACTCAGGTGTGTTGTTTAAGAACGACAAAAAAGAGACAGGCAACCAACCTGACTATAAAGGCAACATCACAGTTGATGGTCAACCCTATTGGCTATCAGCTTGGATTAAAGAGGGGAAAACAGGCAAGTTCATGGGTTTGGCAGTAAGCCCTAAAGAAGAAGCCAACACTTCCTCGCCAAAGAAGAAGCCATCAATTGAAGACATGGATTCAGACATTCCATTCTGATGTTTTACAAAATTAAGGGGTGAGAGAATTGCATCTTGTATATGTGTTTGTCTGCAGTTCCCCTTATTAGTCAACTGCAGACAGTCGACACAGCCTTCCAAGGCACAAATCCAACCACAGGGTCAATATACAGAGGTGGTGACAGCGGGAGAGACTGCATTTGATAGTAAGTACACACTAACTTAATAGGAGTTGATGATGAGTTTGTTAGACAAAACGCATTTTGGTGGTGAAGTGAAACGATTCTTTGATTTGCCAATATTCAATCGGGTAAGGAATTCCGACCCAGTAACTAGCCATGAAGCTGCTGATGCCGCCAAGGACTTAGCTGCCAAGCATTTCAGTGTCATTGTGGACTGTTTAAAGGCTCATGGAGCGCTTGGAAAAGATGGGATAGCTAGACATAGCGGGTTAGAGAGAAGTCAAGTCTCACGCCGTTTAAACGAGCTTGAGAAGATGAGCCTGATTCAGTTGACAGGCAAAACAGTAAAGTCTTCAGCAGGGCGCAATGAGCGTGAATGGAGGGCAGTCTAATGTGGGATGTTCTTGTAACTTTTACGTTAATGATGTTTGGCGCATTTGTGGTGATTGCCTTTGGTGCAATCCTGATTTGGACACTTTATTTGCTACAAAACGAGGCTGATAATGACTGAAGAAGATGAAGCATTCAACGACATTGAGCGACAAGCCAACCAGCGTAAGGAGTCGGTCAAAGCAAACTTTCTCCAACCCAAGTCTGCACAAGAGTTCTACGATGAACTACGCAATAACGTCATTGAAGAAGTGGCTAGAGAGATTAGGAAGCTAACTGGCTTTGGTAAAGACACCATAGATGGTTTGGCTATTTACATTGAGGGAATGAAGAAATGAGTAAAGAAAAGAGTGTGTTTGACTGGAGAGGCGAGCCCAGTATTTGGCTAAAAGACAAGCAATTAAAACAAATAGCAGCAGGTCAAATACTTGGTAAAAATGCTAGAGAACGAGAGGCCTTGAAAGAGAACAAGGAATTCTTCATCTATTCAAGGGCTAAACTAAGTAAATGATTCGTAAGATAAGAACCTTTTACGGCAGGAGAAATGGTCAACGTGGGAACAAAGTAACCACTATTGACCGAGGTGAAGCATGGCTATGTGAGAAGTGCGGGGATGTGATGTTCTTTGAACACCTAGTCCCCAAACACTTCTGCAAGAGGCTAATTAAGCCTGTAGTCCATTCAGATACTGGGTCTTCCCTGCCACCTTAACAGCAGTCAATTCCTGCTTCTTGAGATTATTGGGGTCATAGGACACATGAACCCAACCTGAATCAGGCACACCCTGTGTGTAGAATTCAAGGATTAGTTGTGTATAGTCCAAATTATCCATAATCCACTGAGCCAGTTCAGCATTGGGAATACCAGCAATCTCAATATCGGCTGCCTGACCCTTGCAATGGTCTGAAGTCTTAGAGCCACCAACAGCAGCATTGGACTCAGGACTGCGATAACCTGAGTTCACAGTAACAGTGTTACCAAAGTGGTCACGAACAGGCTGAAGCACCTTGTCGCACAAAGTCTTTAGATTGTCAATGGTTTCTTCATCGGGCGTGTTATCTATACCAAGACGGGTAGCGGTGTCTGATTTTGTTAGTTCTTTCAAAGAAAAATTGGCTGATAAGTTCATTTCTTTAACCTTTCGTTGTAAAAATTGATGGATTATTGCTGGTCTCTGTCACAAATTAGAGATAGCATTTTACTTGGCTATCATGCCATAACAAGGGGAACATCATGTACAAGATTGAGATTGACATTGCAGATTGGGATTTCGGTTCAGACAAGGTGACTGTTGAGACAATGGATTTCGACAAGATCGCTATCATTCAGGAATTCATCGAGTTCCAAAAACAGCATGACTGGTGCGTTGATTATGACGTAACAGAAGACTGGGTTTACCAGTGTGATGAAGAAGTCATGGAAGACGAAGACTACGAAGACGAAAGCGCCGAAGACGAAGAATACGAAGAATACGAAATCGGAGAGACTGTAGAAGACGAAGATGGCATTGTGTGGGAACGTGTGGCATAATTCAGTCGCAGTTGTTATTCACAGGGGGGTCTTAGGACTCCCCTTTTTTTATTCAATATCGTGATCTGCTTCAATGTCTCTAGCCAACTTACGCCAGTCCAAACTACGTCTATACAGGGTATAGATACGCTCATCGCTTAAAGGTTCAGAACGCCTATTAAGCCTGTCATTGGCTTGAGCCAAAGAAAGCTGCGTTTCATGCAGAATGTTATGCAGTTCTTTTATTTCTGCTCTGAGATAAGCCACAAGGTCATACGTCATATACCTTACCCCTAAACTCAACTTGACCCTCAGTCCACTTATGGACTAACTCAGGCCAAAGCAATTTCCCATTGTGAAATGTCAGTACAGCAAACCCTGACCGCCAATTGGTAGGCGAATCCTCAAGATAATTGACAAACTGAGCCCCATCAGTGTCAGCCAAAGTGCCTGTATCAACGCCAAATCGGTTGCCATTATAGTCAGCATAAGGAGTGACTTTAAGGCTGTGTAGATGCCCTGTAACGATGCTCACACCTGCATTGACAGTATTATTGTGTGTAGCGTGTACACCGCCCTTCCAGCGATGTTTGACCACCACTTCCTCGGTAGGCCAGCAAGACCAGCAAGGATGCCAAGCAGGGAAATGGTCTTTCAAGGAAAACCCCTTGACTTGCTCATACTGGGGTGCATTGGCAGCTAAGCGGTTCTCAAACCTAGCATCATGGTTGCCAAGTGTCCACACTAGGTTGACATTGTGTCTTGCTTTCTTGGCAGCTTCTTCAATCTCACCCATCGCCATTTCACAGGCTTTCAACTCCTGTATTACCGATGGCGTTGAGTCCCATCCAATACGAGGATAGCGAGAGATAGAAGCGCCATCAAATATGTCTCCATTGGCAATGACAGCCTTTGGCTGAAACTCTTTAATCGCCCAAAGAAGACCTTTATACGCCGTTGTATGGATGCTAGGCCAGAAGTGAGCATCACTAAAAACCAGAACAATTCCATTCTCAATCCCTAATTCTTTGCGGACTGAATTTTCCTTGATGGTTTGATGCTTACTGTTCTTTGACTTTAGTGGTTCGCCGTATCTAGCCTCTAGGTTGTTTTTGCGCCTAATGATGTTACGCATATCCATGCCAACGGCTTTGGCAAATGCACTGGCAGATTCATACGTTTTCCAAAGTTCAATAAACTCTTGATCGCTGTAAACAGTTTTGCCCATGACAACTCCAGTGAAGTTGTCTGAAATTAAACTAAATCAATGACAACAACATGAATCTTAAGGTAATTTGTTCAAAGTTTGGTAAATGTTGTTGTAAGCATCAATACAAGCATTCAATTGCCTGATGGCTTTGTCTCCATCGTCTGTGATGGCGACAAGAGATTTAGCAGTCTCTCGGTCAAATTCGGCTGTTGCTTGAACGCTATCTCCGCTGGCAACGGGGGTATCTGAGGTGGCTTGTACGGGGCAGACGGGGGCTTTGACAGGGATCCGCAACCTGAGAGCGCCAGAGTCAATATCCAAATCACGTTTTTGTTGAGCAAGTTTTGCATCTTGATTTGCTTTCTGAAGTTTGGTTGATTGTGTCTGCACAGCAGTTATAAGGGCTTGTTCTTTCACCCTAGCTTCAGCATTTAGGGCAGCAATCTCAAGTTGTTGACGAGCATTCTCATCCTGTCCACCCTTGAGATAACCACCACCAAAAGAACCAACTACTGCCATCAGGATGCCCAACAGCACCCAAGGATTAAATAAACTCATGGCTTTGGTGGCTCATCGTTGTCAATGGCTTCAGCCTTAGCACTGGCATTGGCTATTGCTTTAACACCTGAACGACCAGCTACACCACCCAAAACACCAGTAATGAACACCATGATGGTGCTGATTTGTTGGGTGTACACTTTATCAATCGCCGCCATACTGCCGTTCATAGGCTGTTGCACAAACGAGACAGAATAGAGAAACATACCCATAGAGGCCAATAGGATGGTCACCAAGACCACGATAACAAATGCCCATACCCTGACTTCAATCTCGTCATTTGTAAGGCGGCTATTAGGTTTATATCCAATGGTAGGCATCACTTCTTCTCCTCGGGTTTAACTAACATTTCGGGGCAAGTACCTGAAGCAGTACAAATTGGGGGCTTGCACTCAGGATCACTCCAATTATGAGGATCTTGGCATGGATAGCGGTAGCGATCATCACAACCAGTTAATAACACTAACAAGACTGATAAGCCCCAAATACAGTAAATGTTCATTTCTGCTTCTCTCTTTCAAGTTCTTTAATCATCTTTTGCACTTTTTCCTGCTGATGTTTCGCTTCATGCTTGGCTTGCAGTACATCTATGTAAAGCATACCCAAAATCGGCAACAACAATACGACAAGAAGACAAGCTGCAATCCATCCCACTACGCTCTCCCAATCTTGCTTATTAGACCTATCAGCAGCCATAAATACAGGAGGAACAGGAAAGCTGCCAACAGGTACGCTTGTTTTTCTGCTAGGAGTCGCTCCCTTTCCTTTCGTAGCCATGATTCTGCATCCCGCTTCTTCCTTGCTTTTGCTTGCTCTCCAGCAATGATGTCTCTCATGCTGAACACTTCTGAATACAAAGCACCCATCTCAGGTGGCGATTGATAGACCATGCACTCTCTAATCTGAACTACCAACCTCTCCATCTCTTGTTGCGCCAAAACCCTATTCAGGGCTTCTTCCATCAAGTTCACATCATCAGAGAAAACTACAGTCCTAGCCTTCTCTTCTGAATCCCTGATGTGCGCTTCTAACTGTTCCTGTAGCTTGAAAAACTCTGTTAGGTTCTTGACTATTTCAGCTTTGACTTGAGTTTCGTCAACAGCAACAAAGTCAGATTTTTTAGCTTTTCCAACAGGCTTTGCAATTTGAGGCTTAGGCTTACTCCCAAAGAAGCCAAGAACTGTTTCCCAGATTCCTTTAACCTCTTTGCCAATGGCAACAACTTCATTAGCTGTGTTCCTAATCTCGACAAAAGATTCTTTAGCTTGCTTGTAAAGGTCACAACCAGCTTGGATGTTTTTGACCAAACCAGCCGCAAGTAGACAAATAGATATTGGATCAATTTTATTTCCTTATCTTGAGCGTTCTGCTCTGTTGTATTGGTTTATTACGCTAGGAGCCAATACAGCGCCAGCTTGAGGAGAAGCTCCCGTCAACATACCTCCAGCTTGCCTCATTAAGTCAGAGCGGGAACGCAACGCCATATCCAAAGCTTTTTGTCCAGCAGCGCTGTACATTGGTGGAACTGTTAACGCCAGTGGTATCGCTACTTGTGGTTGTGAAAACATACCCAAACCGCCAATCGTAGAAGCGGCGACTCGACCTTCTAATGTTGCACCTGATTGATCTCCAAGAACTTCAACAGCAGCATCAGAAATTTGTTGTCCTTTTGCTGTACCTTTAGCAAATGCAGATTTACGTCTAGTTTCATCAGCTTGCCTAACAGCCGTAGAGAACTGCTTTGGAGTAAATACACCACTCTTTGCAGCAGAATTAGCAGCAGCAATTTTTATTACAGATAAATCACTGTAAGCACTATCAATCCTGCGTAATTGCGGTGTTTGTTTTGGGTTTTGGGAATAGAGTTCTTTTTTCAGAACACCTAAAACACCACTGAGTGCCTCACCAATTTCTTTTTCAGAAGCTGAACTTCCTGTTAAATAGTCGCTAGCTTTTTTACGCAAGTCAGACTCAATGCCTTTAAATGTTTTACCATCCAATTTTTGACCAGAAAATTTACTTAAAACTATATTATTTAATGTTTCGGAAACTTTTTGTCTTTGATCGGCAGATAGGGCTGTATTTTTGCTCAATGACGAAAGAATGTTGCTTGTTGTTGCAAAATCTAAGTCAAATGACATTTTTGCCAATACTTCATCATATTTATCAGATACCTGACGTGAAGCATAAGAAATAGCATCTCTACCAATTACATCTTCAGGAAGTTTGTCTTTGACTTTATCAAGCGCCTTGTTGATAACACCTTTATTAAAGTCAAACAAAACACGTTGTCTTGCATTGGTAATGCTTTGTCCAATTATTGGAAGGTTTTGTGCAAACTCCTCTATTGTTCCAAATTGACCACCCAAAGTTTGCCCTGTAGTTGGCGTAATACCAAGATCACGCATGGTTTGCTCTGCCTTAGAGACAAGAGGATTCAATACTCGACCAGCAGCAGCAACAACTTTTTCGCCAAGCGGTGCAGTAACAGCACTAACGCCTATTTGCTCTGCTTTTTGTGGAGCAAACTCACCCTCTCCAGTAACAGGTTGCATAGCGCCACCAACAGCGCCACCAGCTACAGCTTGAGCAGTTTTCCCATAACCAGCACCTCTAACTAATTGAGCTGCCCTAGTAGCAGGAGAAATAGTTGCAGGATTAAGTACATTGCCAGCTAATCTAGGCACATCAAAACCAGTTTCTCCACGAGCCTGACGTTGTTGCTGATAAGCCTGCTCTTCAGCACGAGCAAGTTCATCAACACGCTGTGCTTCACTGGTAAAAAACTGACTAACAGGATTTTGGTAAGCACCAAATCCAGAAGTTACTCCAGCCAATGCACGAGGCAACATTTGTGCGCCACCCGTAATTGGGTCTTTCAGACCCATCATAAAACCTGAAGATGGTGGAGTGACTTGTGGTTGACCAGATATTACTTGTGCAATCTGTTCATCAGTCATGCCATCTGGAAATTCAACTACATCATTACCCACTTGTACATAGCTTGGCATCTTATTCTCCAGTTATAACTTCAAGTTTTTTGGTCTGTGGGTTATACCGCTTAGTTGCTTTTGGTTGCGATGGCGTTGGCTGCATTGGCTCAATCGGTAAACTAGCACCAGTTCCAGCAGATTCTGCTTGCTTTTGCAGTCGGCGAATATTATTTGCAATTTTCTTTTCAGCACTTTGCAAAATACGTTTCATAGATTCTGGTTCTAAGCGTTGATCGCCAGCAACAACTTTTTGCAAGTATTTCAATTCTTCGTTAGAGTCATTGCCACCAAATTGTTGCAATCTTGGAATAACAATTTCACCGATATTCGCCAAGAAAACTTCTGTATTTTGAACTTTTTTAGCGTCTCCAATTGTTCCACCAGAAAATTTCGCAATAAATCCTTGTTCAGGGCCATATGCTCCAGCATAAATACCCTTATCAATCAATTTCAAAGCATCACCAACACCAGTTTGCAAAGAGTATTGACTTTCAATATTTGCAATATTCCCACCAATTACTTTTCCTGCTTCTTTAGACGCTGCACTTGTATCAATAGAAATGCCACCAATAATTACATTGCCCGTGCCTTTTCCAGCGCCTTTGGTTTTTTCATTAATGTAGTCAAGCATTCTCCTTTGGAAAGGCTCAGTATCTGGTTTTAAGCCAGCGTCAATAAGTTCTTGAGCAAAAGCAGAATACTTTTCTGGCTTCTCTCCCTGATAAACAGGTTTTTGTGTTGTTTTTGAAATAAGAGCATTTCCAACAACAACAAATTCTTCTTTTTCTGGCTTTGCAGGGGATTCATATATCACTTGACCAGTATTAGGGTTAACTAAACGACCATCAACAACAACTGGTTTTAACTGTGCTTCTTTTCCTCTTTGTGTTGCAAGATTTATCTCACTTTGCGCTTTTCTACCAGCATCAGCAATTAATATAGCAAACTGTGGGTCACCAGCATCTGCCGCCATCTTTGCTACTTGCATATAAGAATCAGGATTATTAGGGTCTAACTGACTAGCCAATGCTTCTCTACGAGAAATCAACTGCAACTGTGGGTCTTGACCACCCAAAGCACCGCCAATACCTTGACCCAACTGGTAACCAGCAGTCCTAGCACCTAAAGCAGCTTGTTGGAAAGGGTTTAGTTGAACCTCTTGAAACGCACGATTTTGAAACTGTGCCAACTGGTTTTGTTGGTACTGTTGAGGAGAGGTGAACAATCCTAAGATTTCTGATTCCATTGTCTTTTCTCCTTATGTCGCAAAAGGTGATTGAACAGGTACAAATTGCTTTGTAACAGGGTCATATGTGTACTGCTGTTGCGTTGACTGTTGTGTATTACCAAACGCTCTGTTCACTGCATTGGCAAACACAGGACTTTGAGCCGCACCACTCAAAAGGTTTCCACCCGCTGAATAGGCATTTGCTGGAGCCATTGTTGATGCTGCATTGATGATGCCTTGACCAGTTAACTGACCAACATTAGCATTAGCCGTACTAACCCTTTGACCAATGGAAGTACTTAAATCCAAAGGCTGTTGTGCTAATCTCTCAAGTCCTGATGATGTGTCTATAGCAGTGGTAAATGGTGAATAGGCTGCCGTTTGACCAGTGTAATATCTTCCTTGCAAATTAGCACCTGTATCGAACAATCCAGCACCAAACTGAATGCGGTTTCTAGCCTCTTGATCTGCTTGTGCCGCAAGAGCCAAATTACTTTGAGCCAATGAATTGTAGTAAGCAGCCATTTCAGGGTTTGTAGCCATCAAGTTACCGCCTTGAGAGACAGCCACGCCGCCACGACCTGTTTGAAACTGTCTGTTTCGTAACTCAGCAAGTTGATTTTCTTGGCTAGGTGCAAGCAAAGCCTGTTGTTTAGCAATGTAGTCTTGTGCCGCTTGCTCTGGTGTTTTAGCAAGGTATCCTTGACCTAAACTAAACAGATTCTGTGCAGCACTGCTCAAAGGAGAATAAGCTGCTCTAGCGCCCTCAATATCAGTTAGTCCCTGACCAGCAAGCGTTCTTAATCTATCTTGATAACCTGTGATTTCAGCACTAGGCGTATATCCTGCTGTAACAACATTGCCTGCTGCATCAGTTGTAAAGTTAGATGTTCCAAAGCGAGTAGTCACGCCAACAGGTCTAAAACGAGCAGCATCAGCCGCAATCTGTGCCGCTCGGGTTATTGCATTTGCTTGTGTCGTAGCTGCATCAGTGGCTTGATTAGCAGTTAAAACAGAACCAGCAGCACCCGTCAACCCTTGAATAACAGATGGACCAAAAGTCTTTAAAGTATCTACTGATATTCCAGTTGCATCTGAAATTGACTGAAGAAGACTTGGAGTAATAGTAGAAGCAGCACCAGCACCAGCCGCTGTTGCAGCAGCAGTAGTAGCACCAGCAGTAGTAACGCTGCCAGCAGTAGAAGGTAATGCGCTACCCATAAGCCCAGTGCTTATATTAGCGGCATTTGTCGCATTAACAACATTTGGCAATGTTGCCGCTCCTGCTGCAGTAACACCAAATGTTCCGCCAGCACCAGCACCCGCTGGTAATGCACTTCCCAATAGTCCGTTAGTTACACCAGTAGCAGCAGCACCACCACCACCAAGCACTGGAGCAGTAGCAGCTGCACCACCACCACCCAATCCCAATATATTGCCAGCAGCAGGATTAAAAGCATAACCAGCTAAAGCCGCTAAAGCAATTGGGCCAAGGTTAGAAGCTATATCACTTATAACACTGCCAATGCCATCACCCTCCTGCTTATTTAAATCAATAACCCCATAATCAATAACTTGTCCATTTGCATCTAATCTTGGTTGTGAAATTATGTTTGGCTTGCTTGGGTCAGGAACTATATAATTATCGCCTTGCATTGTAAAATGCTTAAAGTTACCTTGTTTATCATATTGGGCAACAAGTGGCTTATCCGCAAATGTTTTTTCAGTAGGTAATGTGTAGCCAGAAATTATTGGCGTACCTCTTCCCGCATAACTTACATCTGCAAACTTCATATCAAATGGTGCTGGTCTAGATGGCGATCCACCTCTCATGTCAACATATCCAGATGGTGCTTGATATGTTGTAGGGTTACCACCCCTCATGTCAGTATAAAACTCACGCAAACCAGTTTGAGGATTTATAGTGCCAGCACCACCCATAGCCGTTAACAATCCTGCTTCTTGAGGATTGATATGAGCAAGCATAGTGTCGCCAAATCTACCCTTTGATGCTAGATTTGCATATTCATTATTAAAAAGATTTGGCATTTTCTTCTTCCTTTAATTAGACTCAAGCGCAGCAATGCGTACTTCTAATGCTTCAATGCTAGCAATTGCTTCTTGTAAAGCAGCAGTTAACAAAGGAACAACATAGGACAAATCTACTTGTTGCGACTTGATAGAACCATCAGCATTTACAGCGTCTTTTTCGCCAATAACCGCTTGCGGTATGACCTCAGCCAACTCGTGTGCCAAGAAGCCTTGACTTTGCAAATCAGGTGCTTTTATCCATGTATAGGAGCAAGGTTTAAGCGCCTTTATTTTTACGATTGAATTAGTTAAAGGCTGTACGTTGGCTTTCAATCGGTAATCAGAACCTGTACCATAAGTTACTGTAGTTCCGTTTGTTGTAATTGAAGCATAGGGAGAGCCTGGAAAAGTACCTGTTGCAAAAGAAACAAGATTTCTTGATGATGAACCAGCAACTTGATCGGTAACAACTATGCCTAAAGAAAGAACATTTGAACCCATGTTAAAAGTTGCTGCTGGATGGGTATCTATTGCAGTGCTTGTAAACCGATGACTAGCACTTGGCGATATAGGGCCAAGTTGCAATGTACTCGTGCTTCCAAAAACATATGCCCCTGTGCTAAGCGTACCAGCTAAAACAATAGCCGCTGGAACGCCTGATGCAGAACCAGTACCTCCATTGGCTACAGGCAATGTGCCAGTTATAATAGATGCTGCAACGCCTGATGCAGACCCAGTACCACCATTTGCCACAGGCAATATACCTGTTACTCCAGTTGTTAAAGACAGACCAGAGGCAGAGCCAGTACCTCCGTTTGCCAAAGGCAATACACCTGTTGGTGAACTAACATTAAGTGTTCCACCCAAAGTTAAATTTCCTGATGCGGTCACAGTGCCACTTAAAGAAATACCATTAACTGTACCTGTACCACCTACAGAAGTAACAGTACCTACACCACCAGCAGCAACAAATTCAACATCAGTTGCACTTGAGTTAACAGCTAATACCTTACCAACATTTGAAGCAAACGCAGGAAGCAAACTAGCCCTTGCCGCAGCAGCAGTTGTTGCACCAGTACCGCCACTTGCAACAGCCAAAATGCCACCAGTGTCAGCCTTAGTTGCAATAGCAGTTTGAATGTTGTTGAACTCAGTATCTATCTCAGTGCCTTTAACAATCTTTAAAGGATTCCCAGAATTCAAAGAATCTTTAGTGGCAAAGTTGGTTGATTTTGTGTAATTAGCCATAGTTACTCCTTTAACTTATTTTGCCTTCTTTGGCTTGAATTTCAATCTTTTGAATAGACAGCGCCGTTCCATTGATGTCTATCTCATATCCAGTTTGAACAACTTTACCCGATCCAGATGCCGAAACAGTTAAAGTCTGCAACGCAACGCCATCAGAGTATTGTGCAACCACAGTGGCATTAGCACCATATTCAGCAATGTTGTAGTAAGACTCGCCTTGCGATGGAATAGTGACGTTATCAGACAAATAATTTGTTTTAAAGTCAAAGCCCCACTTAAAAGTGACAGTTTGGTTTGTGCCACCAATTACCACAACTGATAACTTCTTCAAAATAGAAGTTTGATTCTGATTACCAAGGTCTGCATGGTTTGTGTAGTACAACATACGATATGAAGATTGGTAATCTTGATATGTACTATATAAACCAATGTAACCATTCTTGCCAATGTAAACAGTACCATCACGCCTAGACAATAAAGACGTTGGTCTTATAGAGTCCCAAGTTGTTGCTCTTGCAGCACCATTATCCAAATAAGACTTTGTATCAAAACAAAATACACTTCCTGTAGATGGAGCAGTCAACAAATAAAAGCCTTCACGTTCAGAATAAACAGACTTAATATTTTCAGGAGTCTCACCAGCAATGATAGACATCAAGTCATTACGAATATTCTTAGATAAGTCTCTTTCAGGCGCAGACTTCTCTTGAATTGTTCTCA